GAAGCTCTTTTATTAATTTCTCTCTTAACCAGAGTACCGACATTAATATACGCCTGAAAACTTAGTACCAGACTCTGCTATACCAGCGCCTCGTACTTTACCCTTACCCATACCAGGTTGCGGGTTAGTGTTCACGGATACTTTTTGGCTCTTTCTAAGAGGAACGCTACCTTTGTTACTGTAGCTTTGTTTATTTTGTGCTTTCATTATTTTTGTATTATAAGTTATCTTTTGTACTTTTGAATCAAATCTTGTATTTTTAATTGTTTTTGCATTTCCATACGCTCACGTGTCAAATCTGCTTTTTCATCTGCAATCTGCTGTTGACTCTGTATTCTTTGTACATCAATTTGATCTTCACGTCGTGCTTCTTCTGCTCTACGTCTTTGATCAGCAGCAAACTGCGCTGCTTCCTGATTTAGCTCTTGACCTTTGAGAGCAAGCTCTTGTCTTCGAATTGCTACCAAAGGATCCTCGTCAGCAGGAGCTGATACTTTTTCAGCATATTCTGCAACTAGTTCAGCTAAGATTGGCGCAGAGAATTGTGCGACAAGTGACTGCATTTGTGTTTGTACTTCTATTTGTTGTTGTTCTGGC